CCTTTAGATAGATATATTCTAGAGTATTGGGAAGGCCATAACCGTCACTCGACTCCGCACCATTCCTCGTTCCCCAGCCGCCCTGAGATAGATGAACGAAGCCGTTGGTACGGGGATAAAGATTGTCGAGAATGTGTAGGTCTACATATGTGGACTCATTCTCCCACTGTATTCTTTCCTTAAGTGAGCCGTCATAAGGATAATTGTCTAGGATTCTCCCAATCGATTGAGCATAATACTCTTCTGCGGAACCATACCTAGCGAAATTCTTAGGATCAGAGTAATCAATCCGAGGAATAAACCGTTTTTCATGAATAATATCCTGCGTATGATACTGACGAGATTCAACTTCTCCGCCGATCTGTTTAGAATTCTTATTTGCTAAGGCGGTGACCGCCGTAGCTTTATCGAATAACGTTTTAAAGCTCATGTCTTATTAATTATCAATCTACCCTAAATTTAAAGGTATAGGGTTGCTCTATCCAGGAAGAAATTGAATCATTATAGTACGCCAAATGTATTTCGTACATGTATCCACTTTCCAAAAGAGACATATTCAAATCAAAATAGTTGCCGCTGACGTCGTAAGACATCATAGTATGAAGGTTGCTCCCCGTTCCGAAAGGTACCACATTTAGGTCACCAATGACGCGACGGATTGAAAACGCTCCGCTCTCAATAATATCCGTCGGATTAACACTAGTCGCCCGTGTATAAATGGTGGGGCTCCAATTTTTATCTCTAACGAACAGTCTAAATCGTGCTGTTTCGAATGGGGAGTATGATTTCTTCATATATTTAATGTTCGTTACCCTGTTAAATGTAGGGGCGCCCATATAGGTGGGCATCTTTTGGGGATAAATTGATCCAGTAAAATATTGAACGGCTGTATCAGCAGCGCTAGACCATACGTCATACAGAACCGTTAGCGGAGAGGCGGCTGCTGTCACTGCCATCGAGGCGGAATATAGGCCGGTGGATACTCGGCCGGCAGAGGCGGAGTGAGATGTGGTTCCGTCGCCGCCGCTTTCTCCATACAGTTGCACAGCGCTTCCTGTGGATGGTGCAGTGGCACCAGATAGCAAGGAGACGCGTATTGCCGGATTGCCGGGAATATCTACAAGGCGGCCGCGGATATAGTTATAAAAGTATAAAGTATTCAGATTGTCAGCAGCCGGAGCCAAAGAGCTAGAGTAGTAAAAGTTCTCTCTGTTATCCTTGATGCTAGAGTTCCAGCGCGCCTCCAAAGTGGGGCGCTTAAAGAAGAACTCAGTTGAGCGCGCAAAAAACTGTTTAGTATAATAAGATTCGGTTGCGCCAGCCGGATTATTAATTAATACAGAGGTATCTTGGCCTGTTGAACTAGAGAAAAAAGCCTCTTGGCTGGCAGTAAGACGAATACCAAATCCATAGTTATTGGCAAACTCTGGGTCGTCGCCGGCAATCCATTGCTCTATTACATCACTGACATCTAATTCAAGATCTTCGTATCCTAGGGCGAAAGGTACGTTGTAGTTCGAAGCAGTATGATAGTCTCCACCGATAGACGTCCAGTCGGTGGTGTTGTCGGATTTAATCCAGTTAGATGCCCCCAAGTCTTGATACTCGTCCATATCCAAACCTGAGCCTTCGGCCCACGATCGAGACACCGGAGCCACTACCAAATTAAAGTCTTGCGGTAATGTCCAGGGAGTTCGGGCATTATACATCTTGAGATAGAAAGAAACACTTCCCGAGGCCGCTAATTGGCCGGAGGTGCGATCGGCAGAGATCTGGCTGATTGGGAACTTTACCAAAATACGGGAAAGTTCTTGAGATTGGCCAGTAGCCGAACCGGAGGACTGCCCATAGAGCGAAAATACCTCTAGGGCGTCGGCATAGCCCATATTGGAGCCTGTACCCCGGGTGCTCAGGCCGGCTTCGTAAGCATTTGTAATTGTAGTATCAGCGCTAGCTGTATAACGAAGAAGTCCCATTATCGAACTGACCCGATCAAATCAAGGTTTGGATATTTCAATTCAAATATAACATTCGAAGATGCTAAAACGTTCTTGCCATCGGCAGAAAGGGCGCCCTCAAAGTTATAGTTAGACTCGGAATAGAGATTACCCGAGCGGAGTTTGACTTCTAGTGAACTCACATCCACGACGCCCTCCACTTTCTGGAGGATTCTATACATCTCGGTAAGAGAAAGTCTCTCGCCGATGTCCTGCACAAATGATAATTTGGAGGCCAGTGCATCTGTGCAGCGATTAATCACCTCAAATCTATTTGCTCCCAGGTCCGTCATAACTTCATACTCCACAGCATAGTTCACAATCAAAGGATCGAGAATATCAATTGTATCACTAATCATTTTATAGTGAAGTAACCAATTTTTTAAATTATTCTTAAGAGTTGCGTTAGATTTGATTAATTTGCCGGTCGAAGACTCGGAGATGACTAAAATATTCACATTCCTTTTGAACTCGTCAGTATCCTTAAGAACAGCAGCGCGCTTAATCATGCCATATTTGGGTGGCATACTGTAGCACAGAGCCTGATAGTCGCGTCCAGTTACCGCTCGATTCTGAGTGGCAAAATGACTATAGGTACGCTGCCGCACTTCTTCAGTTGAAGGCAGCGATACGTCCCCCACAAACGACTGCTCATTGGAGACTTCTAGTGAATTTCTAACTGTGGCACGAGAGGCTGTTGATAGGGAACCCTGTGATTTAAACCTTAGGCGGGCGTCTCCGATCTGGGTTATAGTGTCCACGCCGGCATTTACGTCAGTGGTGGTATTGTAGCGATATTCTACCGTAAGGGTAGTGTTCGCCGGTGCAATTCCAAATTTGTCAGTGCTTATGAGCTTGGTCGGGTCAAAGTCAATCTCTGTACTGTAGGTTCGGCCATTAAGATCTAATATGACCTCAGTTGGGTCGACAACCGGGTTGGTGAGCTTATTGTTAGCAGAACCATATCCAAACTGTAAATATGTTTCTCCATTAATAGTTTCGAGAGCGAAGCGACGAGCCACTGGAACGGCCTTCAAAATATTTGGAACTGTTCTTCTGTTTTCTCCAGTATTCCGGATGGCTTTGTAAACTATGTTCTGAGATAAATTGTCTACTTCATAGTACTCATTGCCATCTGTATCCAGCACTCTTATAACGTCACTGATATTTGGCGCTGGTATCTTAACCACCTGAAATCTCTGAAAGTCTCCCATGGGAATGGTTGCAACGGAGCCACGGCCAGAGACGGCGCGTCCTTTCAGCCTAAGAACATAAGTGGTTGGCTGACCATTAAGTGGGTTCACTTGACCCACTACCGTTTCTACAGCGGAATTATTAAAATCGACATCGCCAAGTAGGGTATAGGTACCGCCACCCACCGAGTTGAAGGTGGAGCCGGCCTCTAAAATTGGTGTTAAAGCAGGGTCGGGGCCGAGACCCGTGGTTGCGGCAGGTACCTCAATATAAAAAGTTAAAAGGCCGTAAGATGCAGGACTAGTTGTTTGCTTATATCCCAGCTGCCGTGCTAGTCGCAAAACGTTGGAATACTCGACAGCGCTATCTAGGAAGCTTTCGTTAGTCTGATAATCTAAGTAAAACGATAAGATGTCTCCCACATACGCCACGGTATCTAACATCAGGGAACCGAAAGAGGCTTCATTAAAGTCTTGATAAGTGTTGGGATAATAGCGACGAGCGAAATTCTCCAGCTCTTGGCGGATGGACTCGAAGTCGCGGCTAGTATAGTTAATGGGTATTATTTTTTTCTGCATGTCGTTTAAACCTATGAATAATTAGACGCCCGCTCCCGCAACATCAACTTCCAGCATACCAAAAGAACTCAATGGTTTTATCTGGTAGTACAGCTTTAAGTTAATCGTGTGGGGAAACAGATCAGGATTTCCTTCTGGTACAATAAAATCAATACGCTCGATTCCAATAAAAGGCAAATACATGTTGACCTGCTCCCTTATCTTGCTATCGAGCCGAGAATACGTATCGGTCCGATTAGGTTCAAACAAAAATTGACGCACACCAACTCCAAACTCTACATCCATTACTTTCTCCCCAGGAGATGTAAACAAAAGCATTTTGAGATTCTGGTTTGCTAGCGTTTCAAAATCCGTTATTAGATTGTATGCCCCAAATGTGTCGTCCACTTCCAGGGGCAATCTTGGCGCTAATCCTGATGACATATTAATACCTCTTAATAAATACCTATCATTATGGTTTTTAACCGGTTAACATTCAGTTGATGTGTCGGTAGGCTCTCCCTCTTCCTCAGACCCGTCTGGTAATTCTATCTGATCGAGAAGAAATTTAATCAATAGATAGATTATCCCCAAGGGAGAAGGCGGTAACATAAACATGCCGGTCACTGTTCCGGTAAAATCCACCCCGTTTAATGAGATATTCGGCCCAAAAAGGGGACCATCAGCCTCTCCTTGGAGAGGGACTGGAAGATCCATGGCCTCAGATGCAAACTGATTTCCCAAATTGTAGCCGCAGAACGCCAATGCCAAGATGTCTTCCCCTGTCGCGCCATTTTCTTTAAGGGGGTTAGGGGGCTCGTCGGGCATCGCATCAATCACGGTTGTGATACCCTTAGCAGCCATGCCGAAGCCCTCGGCTGTCACATCTCTAATAAATTTAGAAATTGCCACATGAGGGTCGATGAGTTCGACAAGACCCTTCAAAATTTGTAGAGGAGTTTCTTTCAAGAATTTTAAGAATATCTCCCGGGCGAGGGATTCTAGATTATTATCTGAATCTGCCATACTATTATTGAAGTCTTGGGCTGCCGATCTATCAGATGCTGTGGGTGGTCGGCGACTGTCGTCAGTAGCCTTCAAAAGATTTAAGATGGCGATGATAGTTGTATCAAAGCTTCCTACCGTAGTGGTAAAATATTTATCGCTTAAGTATAAGTTGTATAAGAGAGGCGCCATAATTGCGGTGTTTTGGCTCGCACACTGATCTAAGAACAGCTGCAGTTCAGCGTTTGCGCCAAGAGTCTGATAGTCTGCAGTTGTTATGCCCATTATAAGATTACCAGTGGCTGACGATATATTGCCTAGGAAGCCTGTGATGGCGGGGGGGACTGAGGCCCATGGTCCACCGGTCGGAGTATCGACCGTCGACGCAACGGGAATAGTCACAAGACGCTTGGGGAGACGAAGCCCCGTGAACAAGGGATCTTGAGGGTCGTCGGTTGCGTTGTGTAAGATATTTTCGGGGATCACCTCCCAGCTCCACCCAGAGTCTACATAATTACCCGTGCCGCGATCAAATAAACAAAGAGTATATTGTACAGCAATATCCGAGGGCGCGACCATGGTTCCCCACACTTGTGAAAACATTTCAGCGCTCATAGTCACCGTGCCGCTCGTGGCGCGCAAAATGTCCTGGTGTGTCGGACTTAAGGCGGCCGCATCAACAACAACTTCTTTTAAAATTCCCATATTTCCGTTGATTTCCGAAAAGTCGCCCTTATCAGCGCCGGCGGCGAATGTGTAATCACCCTGAGTAGTCTGACCTCCGGAGGTCTTATCTGTCCACATTTGTTTAAATCCGTTATAGACGCCTACCGCATTCTCCAGAAACACTCTGCTGTAAGGCTTCTTATTGGGGCCAGAGTCCATAATATTGCCAATAGCAGTCATGGTTGATCGAGTCTCCGTGATTGGAGTGCCAGTTTCATAATCACTTGCAATTTCTTGCCCCCACGTATAACCAATTCTCTCGTTAACCAAGAAGTTAATCATCTGCTGCATGTTTCCAATATAAGAAAACTGCGGTGCTGTGAAGCCTGTGACCAGTTCGGTGGGAGCATAAGAATGAGTAATGCCCCCCACATTCTGGGTAGACTGCCGGGTGCTTCGGCTCTCAAAATATCCCGTCATAGCGTCTCTTAGGAGCTTCCCCATGCCCGTGCCGGCTTCGGCGTGGCGCTGGACCTCTGCGGCCACCTGTGCGACGATATAATCCCTGAGGGGGTATTTGGTGGAAAATACATCTGACATTTTGAATGCAGAGAAGACAGTAATATTCTTGATGATAAACTGGATCAAAACCGCCTGAATGAGCAGATTTATTATTCCGAATTCTAGGGTGCGACGAACGCCTTCGCTGATGTTTACACCCGCATTGGCGGAACACATGTCATCTAAAAAGTTCTTCTTCATTTGATCAATGATGCCGTCCGCGTCGAGAAGATCCCCGACGTCGGCCGGTGAACAATTGGCATTATTCTTAAAGAGATTAAGATTCTGAACTCGCGCGACGGAGAAAGCTCCTTTACGCAAACAATAATCAAATACCCTACGGGCCGCGGCGGCTTGGACTAAGGGAAATTCCTGTGACGCTATCTGTGACCATCCGGGGTCTAGATTACCCATTCCGAAGGCCTCTATAAACCGATAAACATAAGGATTTATAAGCTGTTGTTTGTATATTTCGTTCGTGGGTAACGCTGC